GGGGTGATTTTCACAATTACACTTGGGAAGAATTGGGAAGTTATCTTTACCTCATTTATCCCAACGAACTGGAAGAAGCAAGAACCATTCCATATCAGAAAATTGTTCTAAATAGGTAAAAGACCAGTTCTTATAAATGGCAACAACCATCGCATCATCAAGAATATGGAATGGTCTTAAGGTAGACGAGACCACCTACATCGAGACTGGAAAGATTGAACTCAACTCGACTGGTGGGTCATTGCTTGCCTCATCGAGTGATTACAACTGGGAAATCGAAGACACAGAACTCTTCACAAGACTTTATAACAACAGAGCAAGATATCAAGCACAACTGACAACCACAGAATTCGAAAAAACATTCTTCAACGAAGGGAAAAATCTCTTCAACGTTGATCGTGCTGCTGTCCTCAACGACAAGTCAAATTATTCAAACCTGATCGCAGCAGATAATAATCAGTTGCAGTTTTTTAACAACAAAATTCCTGGTCTGCAACATCCAATAACTGGTCAAGTCGTAAACAATGACGGATCATTTACAGATGGCAATCCTTTTGGTCAACCTCCACAGTCTCTAAACAATGGAGTTCCAACTGAATTCGGGACTGCCTCACTTCCTAATGATCAACTAAAAGTTGGTGCAGTTCCAGGTCAAGACACTGAGGGAACTGTTGATCTTCCAGGAGGAAGGGCAGCAAGAAGTGGTGGGTTCCAAAGTATGAGATATCCCATCAACACCAGTGCTCAGTTCCCTGGTGATTACCTCAAAATCACTTCTCACAAGTATAAAGCAAGAGGAGCAAGAAACCCAAATTATGTTCCAGGAAGTGCGATTGGTGGAACCGCTCAAGACAGACTTGGAACAGCAATTGGAAGCGTTCTCCTCCCACTTCAAGCAGGATTAGCAGAAAAGAATGTTGTTTCTTATGAGGGAGAAACTCTGAACTTCATCGAAGCGGCATTTGGTGATGCTGCTTTTAAAATGATCGACATTGGTTCTGACAATCCAGCAAACGTGGTTGGAATGGCAAAAGCAGGAGTCAACTCCCTCATGGGAAGTTACAAAAAGGCAGCAGAAGACCCAGGACTAAAGAATTATCTGCAGGCATACTTTGCTGGACAGGCAATTGGCAAAAACCTCAGAAGACGACTGACTGGTCAAATTGCCAACCCAAACCTTGAGTTGTTCTTCAAGTCACCAACACTCAGAAACTTCGCTTTTACGTTTAAACTGACACCCCGTGAAAGTAGGGAAGCAGCGGAAATCAAGAGAATCATCAAATTCTTCAAAAAGAGTATGAATCCAAGAAAATCAGGATCTGAGGCATTCCTCTTCACTCCTGACATTTTCCAACTTCAGTACATTTATCAGGAGTCGGGACAACACCCATTCTTGCACAAATTCAAACCAGTTGCTCTAACGAGTTTTGACGTGAGATACGGCAATTCGACCGAATACATGACTTATGGTGAAGATGGTTCGATGCCAACTTATCAAATTTCCCTGGCATTCAAAGAACTTGAGCCTCTTTATGATAATGACTTTGACACCGAATCAGACGATATGGGGTTCTAACCAATGGCACAGTATTTCGATTACGTTCCTAACTTTGAGTACGTCAGTCGCCTGACTGATGCCAAAAAGATCAATGATTACGTTGAGGTCAAAAACCTCTTCAAGCGTGGAATCATTCGTTCTGACATTTTTGAGAATCTGGCATATTTCAACAAATATAAGATTATTGGAGATGAGCGTCCAGATGAGGTTGCGAACAAGATTTACAATGATTCCGATCTTGACTGGTTGGTGCTTCTTTCCAATAATGTGATCAATCAGGTCGAAGAGTGGCCTTTGGACCAACAGTCTTTCCAGAACTATTTGGTCTCAAAGTACGGATCTGAAGAAAACATCTATGCAGTTCATCATTACGAAAGTGATGAAATCAAGGATTCTGTCGGAAGAGTTGTTTTCCCTGGAAAACTCGAAGTTCCACAAAACATCTCAATTACCTACTATGACAGTGGATTGGGAGAAGAGAGAATTTCGACTTCTTTCACTTATGCGGTGACTAATTACACTTATGAAGAAAGGAAGCAAAATGACAGAAGAAACATTTATGTAATCAAAGCAGAATATGTCGGATTAATTATTGACAACCTTGAAGAGATAATGCCTTATCAACAGGGATCCTCACAATACGTTTCTCCATCGGTTACACGCGGAGATAACATCAGATTATACACGTAGAAAAAGTAATAGGCACAAAAAATGCCCAGAAAAAATTTCTGGGCTATTTTGAAATCAAAAGCTGATTTTCCCTCAGGATTCAGCCAACTTAGCGAAGTAACTTAGTGCATCGTCCTCACTGTCAGCGAGTGATGTCTGAGGGACACCATAGTCACTGTCGTCTTCAACCTCAACCTTCTTCTCAAAGGTGGGTTGATAAGAACGCTCCTCCAGTTCAGCAGGAGTCACTTCCTGACGGACAGGTGCAGTGACGTTGCGGTTGAGCACAGCGTTGAGACGACGCTCCAGGTCTTCATAAGACTTGAAGTTGGATGCTTCAGTGAAAGCAGTCAGGGAATACTCTTTGTTCCACAGTGCTTCCAGAGCATCATCATCTTCAAGCAGAGGACCAGCGGATGCGAACTCAGACTTATCGTAGTTCCAGTAACCATCCTTCTTCACGATCTTCAGTTTGAAGTTGGCACCCTGCCAGAAGTCGAAGGGGTTGATGGGAGTTTCATCATCAAACTCAGGCTGCATTGCCTCCATGATCTTGTCAAAGATCTTCTTACCAAACTTGAACAGAAAGACTTTACCTTCGTGCTGAGGATTGGCAGGATCCTTCACAACATAAATGTTGGCATAATAAGACAACTTACGCTTTTGCTTACGGGCAATCTCTTTGTCAGAATCCAGTCCAGAATTCCAAAGAGTGCGGTTGTATTCTGCCAGCGGATCCTTTTGACCCAGCGTGGTCAGAGAATTCTCAATGTACCAACCACCAGGACCTTGGAAGGCATGACTCCATACCTTTGCCCAAGGGAGGTCTTCACCGTTAGGTGCGGGCAAGAAACGGATGACGGCAAACCCGTTGCCAGTCTTGTCCATTTCGGGTTTCCAGAGACGCTCGTCTGCCCCAGACGAACTTTGTGGGTTATTAGACTTCTCAACTTCCTTGACCAGTTTAGCGGTCAGCGAACCGAGAGACGATTGCTTCTTCAGATTAGAAAACGACATGTGTGTACCTATTAGTTAAGATTTGGCCTTTGTGTACTCCATTATTATGTCACAAAGGTTAGGATCGCTCAATTGATCCTCTCATTTCATCCAAGACTTTCGTCATGTTATTGAAGACATAAGCAATGTCAACATCGGGAGGGAAACCAAGGTCTTGTGCAGACCTCATGATGTTTTCCTTCATTGACTTTGCTTCAGGGTCATCAGACAGACTCATCCTTGTGTAAAGGACTTGCTGTTTTTTCAGGAGATTACTCAGCAACTCAACGTGCTTCATCTTCTCCTCTTTATCCATGGAAGGGAATTTGAATACCATTCCATAGATCTCCTCTTGAAGTCTTGCGATCTCCTCCATCTCTTGTTGTACGATGTCGGATTCAAAAAATGTCATTGTGTCAGCACGACCTCCTTAAGGATCTTTTTATAATGGAATACATCGATATTTAGGAATGGAGAATACTTTTCCATTCGCATCGAGAGAAATTCCCACACAGGATCTTGGAGTTTCTTATCGAAGTTCTTCTTGAACCCCAGGATCTTTTCCAGCAGAATCAGAGTCTCCAGAGAGATGTTTTCCTGCAGGTGTTCTCTTATTATAACAGGATGTTTTGTCCCGTCAATGGAAAAAACAGAATCAAAGTTCTTATCTCCAAACAAATCGGATGTCTGTTCTTTGAAGTGATAAGAAAGCGATTGCATTCGCTTCTTCCATTCTGTGAAGTTTGCTTCTCCTGTCTGAATCATCTCTCCAATCCAGAGAGTCTGTGGATCAGTGCAGGAGACAAAGTTAGAGACAAAAAAGTCAACAACTTCCTTGTCATCTTTCTGACGACTCAGTTTCTCAAACCAGAAACGATCTTTACGTTTGTAGAAAGAGTTTATTGTTGCACGAGACTTACCACAATATTTGTGGTAATCATACTTCTGTTTTGTGAAATGGTTCTTGAGCGAGAGATATTGTTTGTAGGCGTCGAAGGGAGACACTTTAGGAATCACAGGGGCAACTTTGCGTGGGATGTACGACGCAAAAGGTTCAGAGTCTGTGCCTCTGCCTTCAGTTTCTCTTTCAATGGTTTAGAAATGAGTTTGGGAACTGATTCCACTTCGATGTTATTCTTCTCACAGAAAAACACAATCGCATCAATGTAACTCATTCCTCCATCGGTGTGAGCGATCTTCTCAATCTCTTCTGTGAATCTCTTGGAACAATAAAACTTGTTCTCAAAGAGTTCTTCCAGGTTCTGTTCTTCAGGCATACTCTCGCAACTTAAACTCAACAAACTCTCTAATATACTTGTCGAGAAGCTGGATGTACTTTCCTTTGTCTCGCTCTTCATAAACAACGCACTCTCCGTCCTCACAGGACATGATAATAACAAACTTCTTTACGATTATACCAGTTAATTCGAAAAGCATACAGGCATATGCTGCACACTGAACGAAGTAATCATCAATCCACTCCCGAGGTTTTGGTTTCTTCGATGTCTTGAAGTCAATGATGGCAAGTTCGCCATTGTGTTCTGCAATGCAGTCCACGGTCCCAGCAATACCAAGTTGCAGACTGTAAAGAGACTGCTCAATGGCATGGATGTTATCAATCTCATCCAACTTTGGTTTTGCTTGACTGAAAAGGAACTGCGAAAGAGGTTGGACCTCAGGCAGTTCCTGATTCAGAAGATAATTCTCAGCCAAGGTGTGCATGTCGGTTCCCCGACTGGTTGCTTTCTTGGTGATCTTATTTGCTTCTTCCTCTCCAACACGTTCACGCCACTTACGAAAGAACTCCCGTTTGATGTGACTGATCACAGAGGTAACAGAAACCAACTTCTGTCCATCAGGAGCATCATAATAACGAACCCCATCAATGGTC